GTGGGTGGAACCGACAGAGAAGGAACCTGCTACCGAGATATAGAGTACGCGCGGCTGCCTTCTCAAGAACGGTTCCACCGGTGTTTAGCCAGATTCAAGGGGTTCTCTGGTCCGGTGGGATCGGGCAAGAGCCTGGCGCTGTGCCACGAAGCAATCCGGCTTAGCTATCTGAATCCAAACCGCGCCGGATTGCTAGGTGCGCCGACATATCCAATGCTGCGAGACGCGACACAAAGCACGCTGTTCGAGATACTCGGCAGGGACCAAATCCCGCATCAGTATCACAAGGCGGAAAACACACTCGTAATGACGGACACAAACTCGCGCATCATCTTCCGGCCGGTGGACGATTACGAGCGGCTCAGGGGCACAAACCTGGCCTGGTTCGGGCTGGACGAACTGACGTACACGGCGGAGGAGGCATGGCTGCGGCTGGAGGGGAGGCTGCGCGATCCGAAAGCGACACGGCTCTGCGGATTCGCGGTTTGGACCCCCAAGGGCTTCGACTGGGTGTACCGGAGATTCATGGACCAGCCGGTGGAGGGGTACGAAGTAACGATTGCGGCACCCTACGAAAACCGGCACCTGCTGGAAAAGGTACCGGACTATTACGAGAGGCTGAAGCGAAGCTACGACGGGCAGTTTTTTGAGCAGGAAGTAATGGGGAGGTACCTCAGCGTCGGCGAAGGGCAGGTCTACCACTCCTTCGACCGGCAGAGGAATCTGGCCGCCGGCGAGTTAGCGGCGGAAGCGCCACTGCGCTGGTCGCTCGACTTCAACGTAGACCCGATGTGTTCGATCGTGGCTCAACTGAAGGACGGCGTGCTGCGGGTGATCGATGAAATCTGGATGGGGCGAGCCACGACGCCGGAGGTTTGCGAGCAGTTTCTAGAGAGGTATCCGAACCACAGAGGCGGGGTGGTGATCTACGGGGATGCGTCAGGGGCGCACAGACAAACGACTGGATCGAGCGACTTCGAGATGGTAAGGCAGGCGCTGGCGAGGGGGGGCTACCAGTCGGCCAGTTACAAGATCCCCCGGGGCAATCCCGAGGTTCGGGAGAGGGTGAACCTGGTGAACGCAATGTTGAAATCGGCCGCGGAGGAGACGCGGGTGTTCATCGACCCGAAGTGCCGGGAGTTGATTCTGGACCTGGAGCAGGTGCGATACAAGCCGGGCAGCACCGTGATCGACAAGGAAAAGGACGGGCGAAGAACGCACATGTCCGACGCGCTGGGATACCTAATCTGGCAAGAGTGCCGGCCGCTGGGCCAGGCCGGGGAGAGGGCAGAGCGGATTCTATAAGGAATCCACTCCGAGGAGCTAAACGAGTGTTCGACATCGACAGAGAGCATCCGGAATACACGCGGAGGAAGGCTACCTGGAAGCAATACAGGGATCTCTACGCGGGCGGAGACCAATTCACGGCGAATGCGACGCAGTACCTGATCCGGCGGCACAAGGAGCCGATGGACATCTACTACGAGCGGCTGCAGCGGGTCTTCTACGAAAACTATCTTGGGTCGATCGTGGACTGGTACGCGGCCACGCTGTTTCGGCGTGAGCCGATTCTCAGTTTCCAAGGACCTAATGAAACGGCCAAAGCCTTCTACAACGAGTTCGTCGAGGACTGCGACTTAAGCGGGACGTGTTTATCGGATTTCTTCCGCAAGGCCCTGATCGAAGCGCTGGTCTGCGGAAGCGCCTATGTGGTAACGGAATTTCCAAAGTCGGCCCAGCCCGCCCGGAACCGCGCCGAAGAAGAGGCGGCCGGAGGGGCCAGGGCTTACCTGATGCAGTACAGCCCCCAGGACGCGATCAATTGGAGCCATGACGACCGGGGCCGGTTGGAGTGGATCGTCTTCAAGACCTCCACACTCAGAGGGGCGGAAGACAGCCGGGGAGCTTGGGCTCGAGAGACAAAGTGGCTGTACTACGGCAAAGAGACGTACGAGGTATACCGCTGGGTCGAAGGCCAGGACAAAAAGGGAAAGCCGCAACTGACCGACCAGGGCCGGCACGGCCTGGCGCGGCTGGGAAAGCCTCCGGTCTTCCAGTTGCAGATCAGCGACGGGCTGTGGACGGCAAACAAGGCGGCCTCGCTGCAACTCGAGCACTTCAATAAATCCAATGCGCTGGCTTGGGCGCTGACCATGGGACTGTTCGCTTCGCCGGTGATTTACTCCGACCGCGAGTGGAAGCAGATTGTGGGAGAGTCCTACTACATCCAACTGGGATCAGGCGACCGTTTCGGTTGGACCGAACCCGAGGGGAAAGTCTACCAACTGGCGGCCGAGAACCTGAACCGGCTGAAGGACGAGATCTATCGCGTCTGTTACCTGATGACCCAGGCTGGCGGGGGGCTATCGAGCGCGTCGCAGCAGTCGGGGCTCAGCAAACAGAGAGATTTCACCGTCACGCAGGAAGTGCTGCGGGCATACGGGGACGCGGCGAAGGACACGATGAAGCGCGTGCTGCGCGCCATCGAGGCTACCCGAGAGGACGGGCTGACAGTTGACGTATCGGGACTCGACGAGTTCGACATCGGAGATTTCAGCGGCGAGTTGGAAGATGCGGTGAAGCTGCTGGACCTGGGGACCGGCTCCAAGACACTGCGCAAGCAGGTGCTGAAGAAGCTCTCGTTGAAGTACCTCTGCGACGTGCGGCAAGAGATCAAGGACAAGATCGTCGGCGAGATCGACGAGTGGTGCGACCGGTCATAGGGAAAAGGAGAAAAAGGGATGGAAGAAGGCGCCAAGGAAATCGCCGTGAAGACGGCGGAAGCGGGAACGGACATACGCGGAATCATCCGCGACGCAATCGAGGAATACACGAGAAAAGAGGCCGACAAAGCCGAGCCGGCCTACAAGAACGAACTGGTTGAAGAGCGGAAGCGCCGGGAGCAACTGGAGCGGAGAGTCAACGAGCTGGTCCAGGAGAACACGCGCAGCCGGCAGGCAGCCGAGGAAGCGGAGCGCAGCGCCAGCATACGCTCGGAACTGCAGAAGCTGGGAGTGACCAAGGTGGACCTGGCGTTCAAGGCGGTCCGCGACGATGTTCGGCGCGCGGAAGACGGCCGGCTGGTGGCAGAGAGCGAACGCGGGACGGTGAACCTGCGGGAGTACCTAAGCCAGTTCGTCAACGAGAACCCGGAGTTTCTGCCGGCCCGCAATCTTGGAGGGTCGGGAGTTACGGCGGCTCCGAAGGGATCCCCGGCGCACAGCGCGACAGTGGATCTGGACGGGATCAAGCCGGGGATGAGTCCTGAAGAACTCAACAGAGTTCGACAGGAGATAGCACGGATTGCTTCCCGGACACTGGGCGGCCAGTAGAGCGCACGGTGCACGCGGAAGAGAACACCACGCCCTCAGAGGCGGAACTACAACTGACAGGAGAAAACAGATGCCAGCAGTAACATCAGCAAATTTGGCCAACGCGATTGCCAAGTTAGTGGCGGTTGACGCACTGCCTTCCCTGATGGGGAACCTCATCATGGGCAACCTGGTCAATCGCGACTTCGAGCCTGTACTGGGCCAAGCGGGAGACACGGTCAACGTGCCGATCCCCCCGGTCCTGGTGGCTAACAACCTCGCGGAAGGCGGGACGGTTCAAGCGCAGAACCCGAATCTGGGCAACGCGCAAATCGTGCTCAACACGCACGCGGAGGCGACGTTCCAGATACCGGACGTGACCAAGATCCTGGCGGTTCCGGATCTACTCAGACTCTACATGCAGCCGGCCCTCGTGGCCCTGGCCGAGAAGATCGAAAGCGATCTGCTGGGGTTGTATGCGAGTTTCACCGCCAACACTCCGGTGGGCATAGCGGGCATAGCAATCGGCGAGGCCGCGGTGGACTCCGCCGAGACAGCGCTGTTCGAGGCCAAGGTGCCCACGAGCGAGCCAAAGTACCTGGTGGTGGATTCGGCCACTTACTCGCAGTTGAGGCAGATCTCGCGTTTCAGCGAGTACGGAACGGTGGGTGAAGCCGGCCTTCGGGCTTTGGTCGACGGCTCGGTTGGAAAGATCAAGGACTTCTACGTGTTCCGGTCTCAGTTCGTGAAGAAGACGGGCAGCGGACCGGTTTCGACGCACAACATGGCCTTTGCGCGGAGCGCGCTGGGCTTGGTGGTGCGGAGGCTGCCGCAACCCCTTCCGGGGACAGGCGCCATCGCCGATTACGCCGAGATGGGCAACTTCGGCATGCGAGTGGTGATGAGCTACCAGCCTAACACTCTGGCGCAACAGTTCACGGTGGACGTGTTGTACGGCGTGGGCGTACTGCGCAACGCATTCGGCGTTCAGGTGAACAGCTAAGACAGGCTACCCCTGGGCCTCGGCTCGCGGGCCGGGGCTCCGGGGGACCAGGAGAGGATATATGGATCTCAAAGCGTACTACCAGAAACTGCGGCAGACCGAATCCGGAATCCAAGAGGCTCACACCGTAATAGTGAGCCTGGAGACTCCCGATGGAGGCCGGGCCGGGGTAGTGACGGAAGTCCCGCGCGCGATCGCGGCGAAGTTGATTGTGGAGAGCAGCGCCCGGCAGGGGACGGAGGAAGAGGCGCTGGCGTTTCGGGAGGAGTGCGCGGAAAAGCAACGCCTGGCGGACAGGGCGGCCGTGGCTAGCCGAATTCAGGTCACGGTGGTGTCGGAGCCCGAGCCGAAAAAGCCCGCCGTGGTGAAAGGCATAAAGGCATAAGGGCTAGCGCCTGGAAACCAGGATTGAGGGGAGAGGATGGCACTATTCACGGACGGGACAATCTCGACACTGGAAGAACTGAGGGGCTGGGAGAGCAGCATTTACGACCTGGCATCCACCGAGGGCATCGACCTCTCGCAGAAACTCGTTCTGGCGAAGCAGGAAGTGGAAGTCGAACTTACGACCCGGATGTCCCAGGAGGTTCCCGAGGGGCTGGAGCGAGTGGTTGTGACTCGGCCTCTCCAGTTATGGCACACGTTTCGAACACTGGCTCTGGCGTACCGGGACGCATACAGCAGCCACCTCAACGACCGCTATCAGGGCAAGTGGAACGAGTACGAACGGCTGGCCAAGTGGGGCCGCCTGAGCCTGTTCGAAACCGGCGTGGGGATGGTTGGGGAACCGGTGGAGAAAGCGGCGGGGCCGACACTGAGCGCCGTCGTGAGCAGCAACGCCGCGGCGGCGACTTACTGGGTGAGGGTGGCGTGGGTCAGCGGGACTGGGGCGGAAGGCTGCCCGAGCGACCTGGCGGTGCTGACCGCGTCGCAAGGCGAGGCGTTGGGGGCGGAGGCGACAGCGGCTCCGTCAAACGCTGGAGGCTGGAACGTTTACGTGGGTCTCGAACTCGAGAGCCTGCAAATGCAGAACGTCTCGCCCATCGCCATCGGCGCGAAATGGGTGATGGGGGTCGCCGGCATGGTCAACGGGAAGAAGCCCGGCGACGGTCAACCGCCGGAGTTCTATAGGCGCTTTGAACGCCGGCTGCAAAGGGGATAAACAAAGTGGCCCAAGTAGCGAATGCAGTCTCGACGACGGTAGCGGGAAGGCTGGGTGCGCCGACCGGGCTTCCGGCCTCGCTGGCCGCCATCGCCAGCCGCGACAACATCGGACTGGCGGAGATCGGAACAGACCAAGTCCTGGCGCAAAACATTGCGGCCGAACTGGCCGAACGAAGCGCGGGAGTCCAGTATCCGGTCTTCTACGTCTATTGCGAAAAACTAAAGAACGACCAGCGCGAGAAGTTCAGGACTTTTTCCGGGAAAGCCGGAATGGCGGTAGAGGTCCGCGTTTCCCGGGACAGGTTGGAGGATCTGGGGCGGCTGGTTGAGCTGTACGCGGAGGCGGTTACGAACGTACTCGATGTGCAACGCGGCAACTGGGGCGGAGGGATGTACTACACGGGCGGGTACGAAGTGGTTTTTGGCGGCGTAAAGCACGGCGGCAAGAACTTCATTCAGTCTGCAAGGGTGACCTTCGACGTCGATGTCAGCATCGGCTAAGAAGGCCCAGGGGATCTCATGGCTTGCTATATTTCGTCTAACAACAACCGATTCTATTCAGCGACCGAGACAGCTTACGGGACGGTGCCGGCAGTCACGAGCAGCGACCGTTTTCCGGCGGTAAAGCTGACGGTCAAACACGCGACGGACAAACCGGAGAGGAAAGACAAGACGGGCACGAGGACTTTCCAGGGCCTGCCGGTGAACCTCCGCAAACAAACAACATTCGCTGTGCGCAGCTACATGACTGCCTGGACGGGCGAGGCCGGACAACCGGGTTACGCTCCACTGTTCCAGGCCGCGCTGGGAGGCGGTCCGCTGATCTTCGACGGAGGAGCGGCAGGGCCGGGGTCCGCCGACAGGATCCTGACGCTGAGCGGCCCACACGGGCTGACGGCCGGCCAGGCGGTCGCCTTCGGAGGCGAGATCCGTTTCGTCACGGCGATCGTGGACGAGCAGACGGTAGTGATAAACGCCGCCTTCAGCCTCACGCCCAGCGAAGGCTCTCCAATCGGGCGCACCGTCACGTATCAGCCGGCGACCCAACTGAAGAGCACCAGCATCTTCGACTATTGGTCGCCGGCGGAAGCCATCCAAAGAATCCTGTGCGGGGCGGCTATCGACAGAATGCAGCTCCAAATCAACGGCGACTATCACGAGTTCCAGTTCAGCGGAACCGCGAAGGACCTCATAGATTCCGGGAGCTTCACGCAAGGGCAGGGCGGACTGGACAGCTTCCCGGCGGAGCCGACAGAAGGCGGGTTCGACTACACGATCATTCCAGGGCACCTGGGCCAGGTGTGGATGGGAAGCACTCCAGACCGCTTCTTCACCATCACCGATGCGACCGTCACGCTGAACAACGATCTGGACATGAGAGCGCGCGAATTCGGCGCAACTACGCCTCGATGTTTCGCGGCGGGAACGCGCTCGGTAACTCTCGATATGGACCTGTTCGGGAGGGAGGACGACGCCACCAAGAGCCTGTATCAGGCGGCTCGCCAGCGCTCTCCGATCGAGGTCATGCTCCAGTTGGGCCAGGATACGGGGCAGCTCTTTGGGATGTATCTGAAGAGCGTGATCCCGGAAACGCCGGAATTCGACGACAGCGAAACGCGCCTGCTTTGGAAGTTCCGAGGGTGCAGGGCGCAGGGCACGGTGGACGACGAAATCGCCGTAGCGTTCGGGTAAGAGCATGAATTACGAGAGCCGAAAAGCAGTCATGTCCGAGACGCGCCCCGGCGTCGGCTTCACCGTCCGGCGGATGAGCCTGGAGCGGCGGGCCGATCTTACGAGGCGCTTGCGGGACTTGCTCCAGAGGATCGAGTTCCTGCAGGCCGGGAACGATCCGCGAGAAACCCTGGAAGCAGCGCTCCTGGCGACGGAGGTGAATCGGGTCTACCTCCTGTGGGGAATCGAAGATGTGACGGGCCTGGAGTTGGACGGCGAGCCAGCCACGCCGGAGAGCCTGGCGGCGGCGGGCCCCGAGGAGCTGTGCCGGGAAATCATCGCGGCGGTAAAGGCGGAGTGCGGCCTGACTGAGACCGAAAGAAAAAACTGATCCTCGCATTCCACTTCCAGTTCTCGGACCAAGCCAAGTGGAAGTACGAGACATGCAGGGCGGCCGGCTTGGAGACGAAGCGCCGGTGCGGATTCGCGGCCGGCAACCCGGAGCTGCCCGAGAGAGTGGTCTGGGCGCGCAAGCGCACTGTTGCGACGAGCTGTCCAAAGCCGCTCATAACCGCCGCGAGCGCGGCGTGGCTCGCGGAATACTACGCGTGGAGATTCGCGGGCAGGCGGAGTCACGAGGAACTAACGGCAAGGCAATTGGACGCATTCAGCACGCTGGAAAGAGAAGCGATGGCGGAGGGGAGCAGCCCGAATGAGTGATATGGAACAGACGATTCTGGGTTCACTGGGGATGCAGGGCGCCAGTAAGACGACGCCGGCGGAGGTGGCTCAGGCGGCGCTCGAGTCCGTGGCCAAGGACTTCGCGGATGGCGCGGCAACGGTCAGCAGTCAACTGGCGCAGCTACGGAGCGTGGTCCAGATTCAATCGAATGCGGTCGGTGCGAACACGCAAGCGGTGGTGAGCAGCGTGGTTGCCAAGTCCAGCGGCGGGGCGGGAGAGATCGCTAAATCGGCGGCCAAGTCGCTGCTAGGGGGAGTGGGAGTGGCGTCGCTGGTTTCAGGAATCGTGGGCTTGTTCACTGGGGGAAGCGATTCCGAACCAGCGGCACTGGCAGAGTACACGGCACCGCCGCAGGTTGACTTCGAGGGCGCTTCGGCGCCGTGGCCGGGGCAGCCGATCCGTGCAGTGAGCTACGACCAGTACGGACTGCCGCGAGCGCAAAACGCGACGGCTCCCTTCTTCGCGCCGACGATTACAGTCCAGGTACAGGCAATGGACAGCCGTTCCTTCCTGGACCACAGCGACGACATCGCCATGGCGGTACGAGAGGCGATTCTAAACGGGCACGCACTGGGCGGCGTGATGAGCGAATCCTAACATGAGCGCATTTCCACTTCTCAAAACAGGAGCCGTAGCGCAGCACCCGGCGAGCCGAAGAATCGAACACTCGACGTGCGTGCTGCGGTTTGTCGACGGAACCGAGCAGAGATTCCGTGAATATGCCCGGCCGCTGCGCCTGTGGGAGATCCACCTGGAACTGCTGGACGAGACCGAGATGGCACGCCTGGAAGGTTTCTTCGAATCGCAGCAAGGGAGACTCGGTACCTTCTCGTTCACCGATCCGTGGGACGGGACAGTTCACGAAGATTGCAGCTTGGATAGCGACAGTCTGGCACTAGACTTCCAGGACGTGATGAGAGGGAAGGCGACGCTGATCGTGAAAGAAAACGGGGAGTGAAATGCTCTACTTTCCACAGCTTGTGTCGGGAGCGACGGTCCAGTATCCGATCGTAAAGCGCAGGGTGCAGAGGAACATCGCTAGCCTAACGCGGGGCGGCCGGTTGCTCAAACTCCTCGATCCGGGTGGAGCAAGGATCGAATGGGAACTCACGTTTCAAGCCCTCACCAGTGAAGAGCGCGAGAATCTGGAAGTATTCTTTCGCGCGGCCGAGGGGAAGCTGGGGGAATTCACGTTTCTTGACCCGACCGATAATCTACTTCTCCAAAGCGACGAACTGGCCGAGGTGGCGTGGTCAAGAGGGCCTTCGCTCGGGCTCGCGGCAAACATGGCCGATCCGGACGGCGGAACACAAGCCACGAGCATCCACAACGCTGGGGCGGCTCCGGAAAGCCTACAACAGACAATCGCCGGTCCCGGTGACTTCCACTACTGCTTCAGTCTCTATGGACGGAGCGACACGCCGGCCAATCTGACATTGTTTCGCTCGGTGGGGGGCACGGAACAGTCGATTACGCAATCCGTCCAATCCAGCTGGAAGCGCCTGGTCCATTCCGGACGAAGCTCGAGCGCGGAGGCGGGCGTCACATTCGGCATCCGAATCGACCCAGGCGCGCAGGTTGACGTATTCGGGATGCAGGCTGAAGCGCAGATCGCGCCGTCGAATTACCGGCGAACGACCTCGCGGTGCGGCGTCCACGAAAAGGCGCGCTTTGACCAAGATGTATTGAGACTGACTTCCGAGGGGCCAGAGCAGCATTCCGGAGCGCTGCGGATCGTGGCGTTTCCCGCCATCTAGGAGAACCATGCCGACAATCGCCGACTTGAAGGAACTGGGCACAACGCAAACGCCGCTCTTCCTGCTCACCTTCCGGCTCGCCTCCGGCGCGACCGAGAGGTATTGCACGCACCGGGTGGAGGTGGACGGCGAGGTCTACGAGGCGCGCGTGCTGGGTCACAACCTGTTCGATATGCGGTCGGATGCCAACGAGGGAATCGACAGCCTGGTGCGTCTGTCGGTCAGCCTGGCGAATACAGACTCGCACTGCTCGCAGATCGAACGGAGCGCCGGCTGGAAAGGCGCAAAGGTGACGGCCCGTTTCTTATTCTTCGACCTGAAGAACGGTGTGGCCGCCTCACCGAGCGCTGTCGTATTCCGCGGCTCGGCGAACGCCCCCGACGAGATCACCGAAACGACGCTGCGCGTTACCGCGACAAACCGAATGAACTTGCAGCGACTGCTGACGCCGGAGGTCCGCATCCAACGCCTGTGCCCCTGGAGATTCCCGGCGAATGCGGCGCAAAGAGCCGAGGCAGCAACGGGGGGAACGCAGGGGCCATCCTCAGGGTTCTACCGGTGCGGCTACTCCCCGGACATTCCAGGCGGCTCCGGAAGCCTGTCGGGAGGCGTCCCGCACACGTTCTGCGACTATACGCGGGCGCAATGCCAGCAGCGAGGCATGTTCAGCCAGGACGCCGCCGAGAGTCCCACGCGCCGCTTCGGAGGCATCGAATTCGTGCCGCCCTCGATTCAAGTTCGAACCTACGGCGAGAAGTCCTTCCACACATCAGCCGTGCTGGAGAACGAAGGCCGGTACAACAATTTCGTTCCAATGGTCTACGGGACCGCGTGGTACGCACCGCCGATTGTCTTCGCCAGAAACGACGGGAACCTGACCCGCATGGAAGTGCTGTTGGGGATGGGCGAGATACAGGGTGTACAGAAGGTCCTGGTCAACGATATTGAAATACCGGCGGGGAGAGCGGGCACTAACATGACCGCCACGGGCTGGTTTAATATCGTCAGCCGCGGCGGACGGACGGGGGAATTCAACACGGATTTCACGGACTCGAACGGAAATCCCCTGGGCGATCCCTACGGAAGCATGGCGTATCTGTCGGTGGTTGTCCCGAACCGGATCAATGACGGCAGCAGCCTGCCCAAGATACAGGTTCTGATCGATGGCTTGAAAGTTGCGCGCTACGGCGAAAACGGGCAGCAACTGGATCTGGCGTTCGACAACAATCCGGCGTGGGTGATCCTGGACATCCTAAGGCGCTGCGGTTGGACGATGGAGGAGATCGACGCGGCAAGTTTCGCCCAGACCGCCGAATACTGCGCCGGCGAGATTCCAGCCCAGGACTTGCACGGCAATCCCATTCAGATCCGCCGCTATCAGTGCAACCTGGTGCTGCGGCGGAGGCGCAGCGTAGCGGACGTGATCCGTGGAGTCCGGACAGCCTGCCGCGTCTACCTCACACCGGGGGCGGACGGGCGGCTGCAAGTGCGGGCCGAGAACAGTCTGGCGCTGCAGCAACCGGCCAAGGCGGCGGGGAGCAACAGCACCGAGACACTGAACGGCGGCTGGCCGTGCTACGAATTCGGAGACGGGACGTCAGGCTTCTCCGGCATTCTGCGCAAGCAGAGCGGCGAGCCCAGCATCAAGTTCTGGAGCAAGAGCGCAGCCGACTCGTCGAATCGATTCAGCGTGGAATTCCAGGACGCTTTCAACGAGTATCAACAGGACAGTCTCTCGCTGGTAGACGTGGATGACGTCCTGGTCACCGGGCAGGAAATCAGCGCCTCGCTGAACGCGTTGGGGATTCCCAATTTTCACCAGGCGGCGAGGATCATCCAGCTTCAGCTCAACAAGTCGAATTGGGGCAACAAATACGTCCAGCTCGAGACCAGTGTGAGGGGGGTCGATCTGAGGCCGGGAGATCTCATCACGCTGACCTATCTGAAAGAGGGGTATGCGCGGCAAGCCTTCCGCGTCCAGAGCGTGTCGCCAGGGCTCAACTACCGCACTGTCGTGATTACCGCCCAGATTCACGATGACGAGTGGTACACGGATGTGGCCAGCGCCAGCGGCAGCGGAAGCAGAAGACAGGCGGGCTCCGGAATGGGCCTGCCAAGGCCATTGCTGGGCTCCATCCTGAATGCAGACGGAGGGACGGATTTCGACATCCAGGAGACAGTGGACCAGACGGGCGAAGGCCAAACCAATATCCGGCTCAAGGCCGGGTTTGTGGTTCCGCAGCAGCCCTCGACGAGCGGCCCCGGCATCCCTTTGGTGGACTTGTCTCCCGCTGTGCCAACCACCGGCGGGGGACTGAAGGGCGATCAGACGCTCTACTATGCGGTCAGTGCAGCCTCAGCCGACGGGGGGGAGAGCCCGCTGTCATTCCTGGTGCGGGCCACGATACCGCCGGGCACGGACAGCAACACTGTCCAACTAGAGGGACTGAGCTTCTCCTCGGGCACCAGCGGGTTCAAAGTATACCGTGGCACGAATCCGGTGCACCTGTTCCTCATCGCCACCGTGCAGAGCGTGGCCGCAACCTTCCTGGACACCGGGCTGGCAATCCAGTTGCAGGCTCCTCCCGACGCCAACTACGATCACGCGAACTTCTACTGGCGGCTGGAACTCCAGCCCGAGCTAGCGGCTGAAATCCACTCGCTCAACACAATCGGTAATTCGACTCTGACCCTGACCGACAACGTATACCGAGGGATGGTGGTTCGAATCACCGCGGGCAAAGGACGCGGCGAAGAGCGCAAGATTCTGTCCAATGACGCAACGGCGATGACGGTCGGGGGGGCGTGGGAAACGGAACCCGACGCGTCGAGCACCTTTGTGGTGGCGGAGGCGGGCTGGCACTTCGGCGCCCTGGGGAGCACGAGCCCGGTGGAGTTCGAGGCGCCCAATCGTCCGGGAGCCACGCTGCACATCTGCGGGCGGGCGGCCAACGTCAACGATCAGGAGTGCGCCTACGAACTATCGCCAGTGACGCGCTGGAGGATCGGCGACGCGAGCGGGGCGCCGTGGGACGCAGATCGGCCAGGGATACCGATCTTCGGGCTGCGGCCAGCCGGCCAGGGGACGGTAGAGCTGACCGCCGTCGGCTTTGAGAGTCTGACCAACACCCGAACGATCACGAGCGGGATGCTGTGGCTGTACTACTGGAACGAGTTGGCCAGCCCTTCGCAACTCTACTTGACCGCCGAGATGAGCGCCACGGACGTGGCCTTAAGCCTATCGCCAGGGGGAAGCGTACAAGCCGGGGACAGGATCCAGGTGGACGCCGAGATCATGGCGGTGACCGAAGTGCACGAGGACGGGAGCGTCAGCGTCGTCAGAGGCGTCGACGGCAGCACGGCCGCCGTTCATCTTCAGATTACGCCGGTCTACCGGCTGAGTAAGAGGACCTACGTGCTCGCATTCCCGAAGGACTTCTTCGGCAGTCCCGCCAGCGGCAGCTACAGCCATCCGATCTTCCTGCCGGATGTGCGGATAGCCGGCGCCGAACTGGTTGTGACGAATATGCACGGCAGCAGCGACGTCTCACCGGCCAATCTCACTGATACCACGGACCTGGGTTTGAGGACGCTTCACGGAGGGCAGTTTTCGATTCAAGTGGAAGGCTACCTGGCCATCCAATCCGATGTCGCCCCGCCGCTGGTGGTCGAGGCAGCGCAGTCGGTGCAAGACGTATTCGCGGTATTGCGAGAGCCGCCGACCGGGGCTCCGGTCGAACTGGAACTATGCCTGGACGGCTGGGTTTACTGTTATCTGACCATCCCCGCGGGTGGCACGATGTCCAATGTGGTTTGGGGCTTCGGCTTACCGCCGCTCACGGCCGGAGCGCAGCTCAGCGTGGATATCCTGTCCGTCGCCGCGGGGGGAGCCGGCACGCCGGGGCGCGACCTCACCGTGACGATACGGCTTTAG